GTCGACAGTGTAAGTATTACACGGACTGCTGACGGCGCCATGCTCGAGAGCGGAAGCATGACCATCACAGGAGACCTTGCGCCTGACTATTACAGAATAGTAATGACAGCGGAACAGGGGGGCAGTATCGAAAGGGTAGATGTTGCCACCTTGTTCTTTGGCATGACAGGAGGCTCGATAGACTACGGCAGAACGGAAGGCTCGGCAGAAGGACGCTCTGTACTGTATCCGGCATCGGCGTCGACAATAGTTGCAGGCGAGTTCGTGCCACGCAAGGTGGATGGAGCTGAATATGCTGCGGGATTACTGGGAAGCGCCATCAACGCTCCTGTCGTGGTCGAGGGCAGTTTTGAACTGAACGAGAACCTAGTCTTCGAGATAGGCTCATCTGTACTCGATGCGGCATGGGCTGTATTGAACGCAGGCAGCTTCGTGATCCAGGTAGATGGACGTGGAACTGTCCACATCAGACCGAGGCCTGATGAACCGGATCTAATCATCGACAACGCGGGAAAGGGCATCATGCTCAACGGAGTGGATTACACAAGTGACATCAGCGAGATCCCGAACAGATACGTGGTTATAGACGGTGAGAATGTGACGATAGCCACGAACGACGATGTCACAAGCGATGTATCCACTGTGTCAAGAGGTTTCCTGGTGGATCAGGTCGATACATCACCGACTCCGATCAACGGCGAGACATATGGCGAGTACGCGAACAGGAGGCTCCACGAGCTGAGCATACTCAAGACGGAGCACAGCTACACCCGGGAGTTCGCTCCGGACGTGTTCGTGTATTCCATCGTCAAAGCATCCATCACAGAGCTGAGCGGAGATCTCCGTGTCAAGTCACAATCGATAAGGTGTGGGCACGGCATCACCGTCAGCGAAAAGGCTATTGAGGAGGTGGATCTATGGCAATAGAGAGTAAGGCAATATCTGAACTTGTCAGTGCGATCACATCCGACAACGAGGGCAAGAAAAGCAATACATATAGTGCGATAATATCACGAGTGGACAGCGAAGGCGTGATATGGGTTCGTGTCGCAGGGAGCGAGAAAGAAACCCCGACCGCATCGACATCGGCAGAGGTCAAGGCGAATGATAAGGTCAATGTCGAGTGGCGGAACAATAAACTATACATAGCCGGGAACGTGTCTGATCCATCTGCCGGCTCTATCCGTGTCGCAGCTGCGGAACAGGCCGCGCAGATAGCAAACCAGGCCGCACAGAATGCGGTTACCGATGCTGGTATAGCAAGACAAGCGGCTGAAGATGCACAGGCAACAGCCGATAGCGTTCATGGAATCGCCGTACAAGCACAGGAAGATGCTGGTGTTGCATCTAAAAGTGCAAATCAGGCACTCAACGGGCTTAGTATCGTAGAAGATGTTGTAGATACGTTAACATGGCTTTCAGAACATGCAAGCTTCGATCTTAGTTCAGACACATATTTTATTGTAAACAAACAATATTATATGGCAGATGAGGACTATTTTAAGACTGGAGACACTCAGATAGATCTAACCAAAACCTATTACGAACGAACCGGAGAAGGAACTGAGGAAAGCCCGTATGTTTATGTGCAGGTTCAAAGCCCAGATATAGATGACATAGACAATTACTATGAATACGGAATAACTGGCTATTCATATTTTCCAATAACTACTGATTATTCGAAAACATCGGATCGATCGGTAGAAGCTGGAAAAACATATTATACCCGATCCGGAGAAGGAACCGGTGATGACCCATACGTATATACTTCGGTTGCGAATCCTGTAAATGAGGACCTTGATAAATACTATGAGTATAACGGCAGTCCCGTTTCATTGGGACTGTATGAACTAACTGATATTTCGGATGCTGTAACAAATTATATAGATACGCATCTGGCTCTTATGAAGCAAGGATTATGGATTTCCGGTAGTACGGAGGATGAGGATAATGCTGACTATAAAATATTAATAGCTTCCGGGAATAATCCCGGAGTTTACATTTATGGACCCGGTGGTGTTATTTCAAGGTATGGAACTGACATTGAATTCTCCTCAGAACTCGCTCAGAAAATAGGAGGAGAGAATTCCTATATTCAGTTTGTTCCCGCGATAGGTAATGTTCCGGAGCATATTAATATAGTTGCCGATAGTGTGCAAATTGGAGCGAGAGACATAACGACAGCTTTTGATAACACTGAATCCAGGCTTGATAATGCTGAGACGGTGTTAGAAAACCAATCTCAACAAATCGATTCCCAACGGCAAACTCTAGATAATCTTACAGGTTATGTCGATATAAATCCTACAGAAGCATATATCCGTGTTGGAAAGAAGGGTGCAGAGTCATACGTACAAATAGACGGCGCAGATACTAGAGTTGCTATTAATATTGCGGGGAAAGATGTTGCATATATGTCTGGTGATAGATTCTTCGCACCATCAGCAGTAGTTACTAATCTATACATGAAGACCGACTTGGCAAACGATAGTCCAATCGGAGCAATTGGTTGGGTCATGAGAAGTAACGGTCACTTATCACTTAAGAGAATAGTATAGGGAGGATATCATGGCTAGTACATTAATTGGTAGTAGCGGCTTAACTTATGATAGAGTCCGAGCTATTCTTTGGTATGAGTGTATAACCACAAATACTACTGTTACGTATCATCTGGCAGTAGGCGGACACGGCTATGGTGCATATTCAACATCGGCAGCGCTTAACACATCTCTTTCTTGCTCCGGACAGACCACATATACTACATCCGGACAAGGGGGTGACTTCTCCAGTGGCACTAACGTCTGGTTGAACCCAACAAGCGGTTACAGAACATATACGTTTGCCAGAACAACAAGTAAGCAGACGAAAACTATTTATTTTTCTTTGACCAGTACGGGTTCCACGATCAGCGGAACATCATCGGGCAGTCTTACCGTTACAATTCCGGCGCTCCCGACTTATACTGTGAAGTATAACGCTAATGGAGGAAGTGGTGCACCATCATCGCAAACCAAAACATATGGAAAGACGTTAACATTAACGTCTTCTAAACCAACGCGAACAGGCTATACATTCAGTAAATGGAATACAAAAAGTGATGGGTCCGGCACTAATTATTCGGCTGGTGGTTCGTACACTGCAAATGCTGCTGTCACATTATATGCAAAGTGGACAGCTAATACTTATACTCTTACCTATAATGCTAATGGCGGTACTGTAAGTCCTGCGAGTAAAACAATAACGTTTGGTAGTACATATGGGACATTGCCGACCCCAACAAGAACTGGTTATACATTCGGAGGATGGTATACAGCTGCTTCTGGAGGTTCTGCTGTATCAGCAAGCACATCTGTAAGTACCACTGGCAACCGCACAATATATGCTCACTGGACACCGATCACATATAGTATCACGTATAATTATGATGGTGGATCTGTATCATCGGAAAACCCTAGCAGTTATACTCCAGATACAGCGGCCTTTACTCTCACTAACCCGACTAAGCAGTACTATAATTTTATAGGGTGGATCGGAACCGGTATCAGTGGTTCTGCCCTGAGCGTAACGGTGGCAAACGGTTCTACAGGTAATAGATCGTATACTGCTATATGGGAAAGGGCATATAATCCCCCTAGTCTTAGGATAGATGTGTCTAAAAGAGTTAATCAAAGTCATGTTGACGATGATTCTGGGACTATAGCTTATATATCATTTACGTGGACTAATGGCGATGATGGCGGTATGACTACTGTTACCCCAACAACCTATGATGTAATCCTCACAAACCAGGATGATCCGACAGATACCATAGAGCTACTAAATCAAAGTTTAAGTGCAGCTCCTTCTACGGAGTCTGTATATACTGACAACGACCATATAGCTGCTGAAAAAAGATTTACAGTAGAAGTTATACTTCACATACCGGATATCGGAAGTCAATCATATCCGGATGTAACGGCTGTTGACTATATTTCAGAAGCTTATTTTATTATGGATATTAATTCCGACGGCACAGCTATTGGCCTTGGAAGGGCTGTGGAAGACTCGGATTCCGGTTTAAAGGTTGGATTCGAAGCAACATTTGATGACGACGTTAATTTCTATGATGACGTCAATATCAGATTAGTAAGTGGGGTGATGAGAGGGATAGTTGATTTCTTCTACCCTGTTGGAAGCTATTATGAAACCTCATTGCCATACGCTATTCCTAGTGGGAGCTCATCGCCTACTACTGAAGACTTAGCATTGCTGGGAGTGACATGGTTTCACCCAAGCTATGCTTGGGGCGGTACATGGTCACTTGAAGCAGAAGGAATATTTCATGTATCAGCTGGATCATCTGCAGATTATCTGATAGGTGCTACAGGCGGTGAGGATAAGCATCAGCTTATAGAAAGCGAACTGCCGAAGGTGACAGGCAGTTTCCGTATCAGGAGATACGAAACGAGTGCGTCTAATCCTGGTGCTGTTGCAACGAACGTATCCGGAGTATTTAGCTCAGAAGATGGCTCGGCAACTGCTGCTGCGATGAGAGTATCGAGTGCTACGAATACCGGTAATACGCAAGTCAATTTGTCTTTCGGTAACAATGGCGTACACGAAAACAGGCCGCCATATATTGCGGTCAATAGATGGCACAGAACAGCATAATACAGCATAGCCCTTCGGGGCATTTTTTATTGAAGGAGAAAGCACATGAACAAAGGAACAATCATTAGAACAATTTTGGCTGTTGCGACAGTTATCAATTCGGGAGCAATAGCCGCTGGCATAGCAGAATTTGAAAACCCTACAGTCAATCTGATCTATAAGATTCTTTCGTTCTGCGCTACTGCCGTAATGCTGTTCGTAAACACTTGGTACAACCAGGATTACACAGAAGAAGCTCGCATAGGAACTGCCATCACAAGGCAGCTGAAGGCAGAGCAGAGCGAGGACTACATCGGAGACTATTTCTTTACGGATGTTGATTTGGAAGAGGGTGAAGGAGAGGAGACCGAAGATGAATAAGACAGTATATCATCAGCTCGACAGCAAATGGTCCGATCTTCCATATCCTACAAAGAATTCAACTTTCGGAGGAAATGGATGTGGATGCTGTGCATGCACCCACATCGCAATAGAACAGCCGTGGAAGGCTGACTACACTCCGAATACTCTGCGTCCTTGGATGGTTAAAAAAGGATTCGCAGTAGTTAATAAAGGTACATTATGGAGTGGCATCCGTGACACGCTTAAGTATCTTGGGCATAGCGATGTAGTATGGATACATAAAGAAGACCCAATGTCAAAAGCGTGGAAAGAACTGAACAAGGGCAACAGGATAGGAGTGCTGCTTGTCAGTGACGGTAAAACTCCGGACGGAACTTACTGGACTGCTTCCGGTCATTATGTAGCCTTCCTTAAGTACAAGGTCGAAAAAGGAAAGCACTGGTTCTACATCAAGGATTCGGGCGGTAGGAACCATACCGGATGGTACGCCTATGAAACTTCGCTTAAGGGCGCACTGCCTCAGATGTGGATCGTGAAAAAGATATTTACGCCTACAACAAAGTATAGACCTTCTACCACATACACGGCAGCACTGCCTGTCAAGGCGGTCAAGAAGGGATGCAAGAATTCAACAAGGGTCAAGCGAGTACAGAGGTTCCTCAATTGGTGCATTAACGCCAAGCTCGATGTAGATGGCGTAGCTGGTGAGCAGACCGATAGAGCGATCCGCATATTCCAGAAGACATGGAAAAAGACTTATGGCCTTTCTGTCGATGGAGTATTCGGTGCAGGATCGATAGCTGCAGCGAAGAAACTTGTCAAGAAGTACAAGTCTCCTACCATGCAGGAGAAGATCTGTGCAAAGGCGAAAGAGATAGCTGATAGTGGAAAGTACAGATACAAGTTCTATACCGAGGCTTATGGCAGAGACTGCCCTATCTGCTATCCACATGGCGGTGCAAACAAGGGATGGAACTGCATAGGCTATGCCTGGGCAACATGGCATCACGCAGGAATCCCATGTAGATGCAACTGCGAAGTCCTGAACGATATGATGTATGAGAAGGTGCTTGCCTTCGACAAATATGAAGACGCTTATGCATATGCAACAGCGAGGATAGGTATCAAGGATGTCAGCATTGTCCGTAACAGAAGCAACATTCCTCTGTCGAGCCTTCAGCCAGGAGACATCATCGCCTACTTCAGTGGCGGTACATATGTCCATACTGCGGTATATGTCGGCAACGGCATGATAGCAGACTGCACATCATCGAGGAGTGTTGGTATCAAGTACGGAGTGCCGAGCTATACTAATTGGCAGATCAAACTGGCATTCCGATATAAGGGAAAGTAGGTGGCATCATGTCAGATATAACTATCACGATAATCACATCAGTGCTTGTATCAAATGGGCTATTCGCTTTTATACAGTTCCTCATAGGAAGACATGATACAAAGAAGAATATCAAGAACACACTTCTTAAGCTGGAGAAGGATGGACTCAGAACACAGATGCTTGTCATGATATTCCTGAGACTGAAAGAGAAGAAAGAGATACTGACGCTTGGAGAAAGATACTTTTCAGAACCCCCGAAGGGTCTCGGTGCGAACTGGTATATGACAGACATTTTCAACAAATGGCTAGAGACCGAAGGGCACTCAAAGCCTGAGTGGTTCAAGGATGATAAGAATTAGGTCGTCCAGAAGGGCGACAGGATATACCTCCTAATCTATATTCAACAGCAAAAGAAAGCCGGAGCTTTGCGCTTCGGCACTTTTGCTTTTTTGAGGATAGAGAATCAGTAGAATGGTCTCCTAAACATCTACAACGGCGATGATAACGAAGCCTTTGTCCAAAATGAAGAACGTACCACAATCTGTGGCAAAGTTCGGATAGAGGCTCGTGAAGTCCACCATACTATTCAGACCCGTTGGAATTCCAGCGGGTCTTTCTTTGTGCTATACTTTTTGAAAGACAAATGAAGATATGGAAATCATGTTGGACTATGAGAAAAGAGAAACAGTTACTCTAAAGGAACTGATCCCTAATTGGTGGGGGCACGAACGCTTCGCTGAAGCAAAGAGAGGCTAAGTAACGGAATAATGACTATATTGAAGTACGGAAACACTAATACATTTTTTATTGAAGGCAATGACGGAGGCCTTCTTGTCGATACCGATTATGCCGGGACTTTGCCTGCGTTCTATAAGGCGCTGAAGCAAAACAGGATTAAGGTTAACAACATAAAATATGTACTGGCGACGCATTATCATCCGGATCATATGGGGCTTATCAGTGAGCTGATGAAGCAGGGTGCCATGCTGCTTTTGATAGATGTTCAAAGAGACTATGTGCACTTCTCAGACAGTATTTTTGCAAGAGACAGGCTTCCGTATACACCAATCGATGAGAGCTTGGGAACTGTCATCTCCTGTTCTGAAAGCAGGGCGTTCCTGTTACGGGCGGGCATTACCGGCGAGATAATCCACACGCATAGTCATAGCGAAGACAGCGTTTCACTGATTATGGATGACGGGGATTGTTTTGTCGGAGATCTTGAGCCTTTCGAGTATATAGAAGTATATGAAGAGAATGAAAAGCTGAAAAGCGACTGGGAGCATATATTGTCCTTCCAACCTAAAAGGATCTTCTATTCACATAGGCCTGAAAGGGTATTGGATTGACAAATCGCAGTTTGCGGGGAGGATTACGTGAAAATAGAAAAAGATGAAATAACAATCCGAGATTTTA